ATCCAAAGATACGTCTTTAATGTGCTGTTCACCATCAAGTGAAAATTCATTAGATTGAATACGAGCATAGAAATCACGAACTTGTTTCTGTAATAGTTCATTCTCTTTCTCAATATCTGACCTAAGTATGGTTGTCATAGTATCGCGTGATGGGTGCGTACCATATTTTTTTCTATATGCAAAAACTTTTTCTACGAAAAGACGTAGATATTTTACATCTAGAAAGTTGATATCTAGAACTTCACTAATTTGATCACAAAACTGTCTATCGTCCAACATAAGTTGGACTAGGTTCTCTTGAAACTTTGTTCCAAATTTTTCAAATGTAGCTTTTTCATTAACAAATGACATATATTTCTCCCAAATCATGTACACTATAGCACAGGAAATTAGCAGTTCTCAAGTACAATCTTTTTTAGGTGAATAAAAAGGTCGTCCAAATTTAAAGATGGGAATCCATCTTGTATCATCATACGGACAATATCTAATTTATTAAATGTACATTCACTATTCTCTAATGCATAATCTATTTTTTGTGAATCCTGAATAGAAATATTGGGAATAGCTAACTGCATAATTTTGTAATTGTCTCTAATTTTATTTTGTTGCTCAAGAACACTACTATATGCTTTTACTTTAGATTCTGCGTTTACACAAAAATCTACTAATTCATCCACAGTATATGTTTTTTCTTCAGCAAGAATAGGAAAACGTTTGGCAACAGTTGGCAATCCAACTCCACCAATGCCTTCAATATTATCTGATTTATCCCCAGATAAAGCTCTAGCCAAACAGAAGTTATTTGGATGAATTCCATATTCTTCTATTATTTTTTTCTTGTTAAGAACTTCATGCTGGACAGGACGGTACAGAACAGTCGAATTATCACATAACTGAATAAAATCTTTGTCACTAGATACAATTACCTTATTGTAGTTAGTCAATGTTTTATGATTAACTACGGCTGATATAATATCATCTGCCTCAACACCGTCAAGCAGAAGTTGTACAATAGGCATAGCATTGATATATTCTACCAATCTAGTCATTTGCCAAATTTTATTATCTATTTCTTCATTTTCAGATAGATTTCTAATATTTCTATTTAGTCGAATCGGACTTCTGCCTTCTTTATATCCCTTATTCATGGATTTACGTTTAGAAGACCCACCTTTTCCATCCCAACAAATTACAACCCTGTTTGGGTTTGTTTCCCTAATTAATTTTTGTAAAATTTTTACAAAACCAGTAATTCCCCCAACAGGTTGACCATTGGAGGAAACACTTGGATCTACAACATATGCTCTAAAATAGTTATTATTACCATCAATTATAAGGACTTTTTTCTTATCCACTAATACCTCAAACATTCATCTCTATGAATGTCACGTTGTAAAGTATTTCTACAAACTGAAGGAATTTCTTCCCTTCTTTCTTGTTTTTCTGTAGTAGCACATGAAAAAAATACAGTCAATAAAAGCAAATATTTAATCATTATTTTCCTCAACAACGATAAAAGTTAAATCTGGGTCCATGTTTGAGGCCATCCTATTGTTCCTCTCGCTAACCTCAAGTTCAGCATATCTTTTTTCTGTATATCTAAGTGGTCTACCATCATAACTTTTAAGAGTTAAAAGATGCTCACCTGTATTTTTTGAATATAGCACTACATTATATAACATTATTCTTTCTCCTATGAAACTGGCATAACTTCTATAAACCCATATCCATCCCATTTAACAATTCTAAATGGTGAATTTTCTGGGTGTGTCCTATTAACACGCTCAAGAACATGATTTAAAGTACTTGGCGGTAATCTTGCATTACAAGCGTCTACAATGTCTCCATCGCGATCAATGACCATATAACATGGATTTAATACCATTTTAATATCCTCTTTTCTTTCATGTACTCTATAAAAATATTTAAGAACCATTATCTTTACTCCACTCTTCCACTATCAGGTAGAATGGTTGTTTTGGACTCATTTTCTTTTCTCCAACGGCGCTGTTCAGCATGTTCATCACAAAGAGTGATCATCCAACCATCATCTCTTGTTTTACCTTTTTGACCACATGTTTCACAAATTTTTCTGGACATGGCTTCCGCAGTAAATATCACGCCACGGTCAAATTCGTCACCTCCAGATACATAAAAACGTAGTCCACCAAACTTTTCTTTAATCTGAACAGCTTTTACTGGATAATACTCTTTTGTTTCTTGCTGCTTTCCCATTTTAATCAGAAGTTTTGTATTCGCTTCGTGACGTTTTTGGTTTGAAATTACACCATCACAAATAGTAGTAATAAGATCATACCAGCCATCACCAATATCTAGGTAACATTTGGTTACAATTCCTGTGACTTCGCAGGTATCAGTAAGTACTGTAGGAAATTTATCGTATAGTTCGTTTGCTAGTTCTTCTTTCATCTTTTTTCTCCGCTTTTCTTATGATCATTTGCTGAATAGCAAGAATCATCTGACCAATATCAGATGTTCCATTCATATATATTTCCTGTTTTTTATTTTTCTTAAAACAGTCGTCGCATGGAACATATCCCCATTGATCTAGCTTACGCTGATCTTTTTCAGATAGCTGTTGTTTGTACTCAAAATATGTTCTACCAGCAACAAAAACTTCCACACAACAGTCTGGGATGTTTGAGTAATTTCCTTCTATTCTGTTAAATGCGTCTGTTAGAAGTAATACTGTATCTGCTAAATTTTTGTCGTCTGACAAAGACGGCTTAAGATGCTTTCTCATGATTTCTTTAGACTTTGACATTAAAATCCTCTCGTAGTTTAAAAATTGCCAAGTTCTTGCTTTTTGCTTCTACATCAATATCTACAGTATCATCTCGCATATATTGCAACTGAAAGTCGGGAACGTAATGGATCATTTGCGAGTGCGCTCTTCTATCGTTAAAGCCAGCATTTTCTTTGCCTGGTTCGGTGTTGGATAGATGTTGCAGACCTTTAATCTTACCCCATGTAGAAAGCGCAAGATTAGATGCATCAATAGGTGTAAGACCTCCAGTATTGAAATTATGATGGTGAGAATCAAATACAACAGGCACACCGCAATGATTATGAATCTGAACAAGATCAGTAACGGTATAGCTTTTTTCATCGTTTTCTAACGTTAGACGACTCTTTACAGACTCGGGTAATGACTTGATTACACTAATTAGCTGTTCCTTACGATTCGCTTTACCGCCATGAATGTTGATTGCATAGTAAGGTGTCCGATCAAAACCCATTTGGTCAAAAATCCACGCATGATATTCTAGCTCCTTGATTGAGTTTTCAACTACTTGTCTTTTATCGGAAGACAACACCGTGAATTGACCTGGATGGGTGGTGACGCGGATTCCAGATTCTTTAAATAGCCTTCCAAGGCTGGCAAGTCCTTGTAGTAGCTGCTGATCATTTCGTGCAAGTTCTGCACAGAACTCAAAAAGCGGGAAGAGGCTGCTTGACAAGCGGAAAGACTTGATGCCTCCTTCAAGGATCTTAGGTAGAATTCGCAAGTGTTCATCGACATTATTTCTATACGTGTCAATAATTCTTTCTCTAGTGTACTTGCCATTTTTGTACGCTCCAAGTTGTAAGCTTTTTTCATCAATATTATTTTCGTACACAATTGTGCCATCTCGTTTTTTACGAGGTTCTAGCCATTGACAACATAAACCTAAACTCATTATTGCTCCTTATAAGACTTTACGTAAGTCTCATCAATAACATCCCATGCTTTTGAAAAACCTAACACAAAAAATCTGCGTTCTGCTGCTGAACGAAAATGATACACGTTACCAACCATCATAACGCTTATTTCTTCCTCTTCAAGATTGTATAACCATTCAGTAAATTCATTCCAATTTTCTATATTGTCTAGAACGTAAAGAGAGGCTTTGCCACCATGTGTAGATGGATTTGGCCCTATCTTTTGAATTTTAATCATAAAAACTCCAATAAAAAACCCACTGTGGCTATAGTACCACAGTGGGTCCGCAGGGTCAAGAACTTTTTATTTTTTATTTTTGTACCTTCTTATTTTTTTTTTAATATTTTCTACCTTCTTCTGCATCTCTAGTTTTTCTTCCATAATTTTTTGTTTTTGTTGTTCTGCTTTAATTCTTTTTCCTAATAAGAATACAATCAAAAAAATATAATGATGGTTACTAGAGTAGTCATTCTATTTTCTCCATTTTTAGGAGTAAATAGTTACTCTGTCAGTAATTCTTGTTCCTCTCCTTCAATATTATAAAAAGATTTTGAATCTCCTTCTCTTGTATCAAACTTAACAACAACTTCTTGCTCCATAAGATCAAGAACTGCTTTTTTGAAAGCCTCATCTGTTTTCATTAATTCTTCCCAACCAGCTTGTTGGAATTTTTTAGGTTTACCATTTACCTCAATTTCATACCAAGCACCAGATTGTTTAATAAACGGTTTAACCGCCTCAAAAATACTCTCTTCATCTAAGATACCATACTGGTCTGCCCACATAATACGGAATAAACACTCACGACCTTGAGTACCGAATCTACTTTTTTCCAGTCTTGCTTTTACTTCTGATCCGATACGGTATCCACGCGAATCAATTACATAACTATCCTTGGCTCTACGACCAGTTAGCCAAACTCTTAGGCTATATGAATATGTAAGGGCTTTTCCACCAGGAGTTGTATATTTTTCGCTATCTGTAGCATATTTTGGATTTTGTACATTAAGATTTGTTTTAAGTTGATTCAGGATTAATAATGTTGCTTGCTTATTTGCAATAGGTTGAATTAATTTTGATAAACCTTTAGCCAAAATACGTGGTTTTACCGCCATAGATGACTGTGGATCAAAATCTCCTTCAAGATCTGTCTTACTTGGAGTAAGAGCCATTGAGTCCCAAACAAATAGAAATTTATCATCTGTAGTTTTTAACAAGTCTTCAATTGTTTCTAACACAAACTCTACAGATTCTGCTTGTAAATAAAGCAGATTTTCCATATTACATCCAATTTTACTCAAAAACTCTGGATCGATGGCACTTTCTGAGTCAAAGTAGACTACTGAAATTCCTTGCTTCTGAGCATTTGCAGCTATTTGCGCTGCCATATAGCTTTTACCGCTTGAACTCTCACCTGCAAGTTCACTAATTTTTCCTACTGGAATTCCTGCTAGTTTTCCCCTACAAATAATAGAATCCAACCAGCGTGAACCCGTAGAGATCCAATCAGTTACCTCCGTAGGATTTTCCTCTTGAAGATCAAATGCTACTTCACGACCTGCTTTTTTGTTAATCATAGCACGCATATCTGCAATGCTTATTTTTCCTGCTGTTGTTTGTTTTTTTGCCATATTTTCCTCGGGTTAAAAAAAGAGGGAGCCGACACTTGCCGACTCCCTCAGTTATACTACACTAAATTTTGAGTGTTAAGAGTCTAGTAATTCATCAAATGCAGCATCGACCGCATTCTTTTCAACCTTCTTAACAGCAGGACGACCAGCTGGTTTAGCACCAAACTTTGCGGTTTCTGTGCTGTGTTCTTCTGCATCACCTTCACCAGCAAGGTATTCGTCAAGAATTACACCAACTTCATCACTTGACTTACGAGTATGCAGTTTCTCAAAATCAGGTAGTGACTCTAATAGCTCTTTACAATCTTCGCTTGAACCTTGGCAAAGCTTGCTTGTTTTACGAGCAGGTGTAATTTTTGTAGTTGGAAACGATTGACCAGGATTTTTGCTTGTTGAAAGCGTTAGGTCTGTTCCCTGTTCAGGGATGGAACCAATACTCCTTAAATGGATCACCATCGGGAGTAGGAACAATACGCACTGAGTAACTATTACCCTCTTTAGGACTCCAAAAAGAGGTCTTGTTACCACCCTTGTTAGTTAGTGCGTTCAGTTTTTGCTTCATCTTGTTAATATCAATAGCCATTTGTATTACTCCTATTTGTCGGTCGGTAAATCTCCCGCCGAACTGTTGTGAACTCTACCATGTCATAATGTAGAGTTAAAGTACAAAATTAATTTCTTTTTCTACGACTTCACCAATAACCGTGGTCATATTAAAAATTCTAAACTCATTTAGATCAACATCCCAAACTAAACGTAATCCATCTTTTAGCGGTGGTGGGCCACTGTTACCCTTTATCTTACCAGCTAAAAATCCCGCTGGCAAGTCTTTTAATTCTGCAAAATTAATTTCACGAAGAGTGCCGTCTTTTTTTCTAAAAGTCGCATTGTAAACTTTCATATATTCTCCTATTTCTGTATTTGCGAACTAGATGCTGTGATTATACAGTAATTTTGTTCCGACTTTGTAGAGTGTATTATATACGAAATTTTAATACTGTCAACAGTTTTCTTTTTTAGGTGATTTTTTATTTCTTTATAAATTTTTCCATCTGTTTTTAATTGTTCTTCATTAATAAAGAAATAATAACATTTAAAGTCTACATTCTCTAGTTTATAAAAAAGTTTTTCATTATCATCTTCAAGTGTATATGCACCATACGTACTAATACAAGATATATCTTTTGGTGGAGTAAAATTATCTACTACAGCTGGTCTTCTACCAGACATATCTAATCCATAAATGGTTCGAAATATAGTGTTATTTATCTCTTTAAAGTGATTTATCACGGGAACATCCCCATTTATTTCTTCAATACACAAATTATCAATTAATATTAATGATCTAAACATTCCAGATCTTGCATATTCTTGTAATACATTAAAAACTACTTTTTCATGTAAGATGTTTTTTATCAACATTGGCTCTGGTCTTACATATACCACAAAAACATTTTTTCTATCTCTTAGATGATAAAGAACTTTTAAAGATGCAGCACTTATATTTCCACCACCACCTATAAATATCATTATATTTGAATGACAATCTTTTAAAAAGTTTGAAACATCTGGAAAATCTTGCTCACATTTTTCTGGGTCGTCATATTTGGGTACAGAGAAACAGTTTGGTCCTTCTATCTCTGAATCAATTAATTTAATCTGATAAGATGGATCATTTAGATCTTCATATAATTCTGCTATATTACACCCAGCTTGTCCTAATCCTATAATTGTCATATTATACCTTAAGTTTTAATTTTTTCATGTCGCCGTAATTTTTACCAGCTTTTACATTTACTATAAATTTTCCGAATTGGGTATCTTGTACTATTTGTACAAGATCAATAATATATTTTTTTTCGTCGTCACTAACATCAAATACAGCTTCATCGTGTAATAAAAATGCTACAAAAGATTTTTTATTTTCTAAGAAATCATCAGTTTTTATAATTTGTCTATGGAATAGATCAATAAAAGTACTTTGATTTATATATGGAATAGCATGATGTTCATCACTTTCAATTTTTCTTCCATAAATTGTTTTAACGTGAGTACCATCCCAATGATTATTTCTTAATTCTTCTTTTTTGAAGATACTATCTAATCCATCAGAATATTGTAAAGCATAAGGATTGCTTGAACCATAAAGCCATGAAATTACGGCATCTTTTGCTTCAGATCTAGATATAGAAGTGTTAAAAACATCTCGATTTATCATATCATAAACATCTTCATCTGGTTGTTTTCCACCCACAAGGCCAATTGCTGTTCTTAATTCAGCAGCATTGATATCAAATGATACAAACCAATCATTTTGTGGTTTCAATACGTTACGATAA